TTTGTCGTCGGCAGAGTACGCTGCCACTACAAAAGCAAAAAGAGAAGGTACAGCTGCAGGTAAGCAGTTTGTAAAACAACCAAAGAAAATTGCAGATAAAGTAAAACCATTTAGAGCAGCAGAGGGTGGCATAGCAATGAAGTTTAAACCGTGTGCAGGGTGTCCAACCCCTGAAAAATGTACAGCAGCAGGTAAGTGTTTAAAGAAGAGTGGCTACAATAAAGGTGGTTATGTCAACTGTGGGGCATCAATGAAGCCTACTCAAAAAGGAAGTAAGTAATGGCTAAAAAAATTAGTGAAGCCCGTGCAAAGGCTATGAAATCAAAAAAGATCGGTACTGATGCTGGTGACGGATTTGTTTGGATTGTTGGTAGCAACAACAATGCTTTAGTTCGTACTAAGCCAGACGATCCAAGAGTTGCAGAGCAGAAAGCTTTCAGGGCTTCTGGCGATAAAGCTGAGGTTAGTATTAAAAAAGTTAAACCTAAAGCTGAGAAAAAACTTACAGAATCTCCTAGACCAAAAGCTAGACCTGAAAAGAAAATTACTCCGACAGGGAATAAGTCTGGGGAAATGCCTAAAGTTAAAAAAGTATCTGCTATTGAAACAGAAATACTTACGCCAGCAGATAAAAGCAAACCAACAGCTGCCACTGTAAAAGAAATTACAGATGCTGCTACTACAGCTTTGAATAGAGCAGAAAAAACTAGAGCAGATTACGAAAAAAAGAAAACAAAGAGTAATACAAAACGTGAGCCAAGCTCAGGTAAATCATTTACTGAATGGTTTAAAACCAACAAGTCTAAGTATAAAAAAGATAGTGGTGGTTACGATATGCAAAAAGCTTTAAAAGACTTTAATGCTTCTCGTAGATCTGGCTATGCAGCAGGTGGCTCAGTTCGTCCTCGAACTGGTCACACAGACCACCGTTCAAAAGGACTGTTTAAATAGTACTCATACACACAGGAGACACACACATGAGTAACCCATATCAAATTCGTACAGATCTTCTTGCTATGTCTAAAGAAATGTTAGACAAAGCTTACGATTCACAAATGGAAGTAGCTCGTAAAGCTATGGACATCTACACTGAGAATACTGAACAAGCACTAGAAGCTTGGCAAAAATATATTCCTAAGATGTATACTCCAGAAGAAATCAAAGCTAAGGCAGAAGAACTGTACACCTTTGTATCTAAGGATAACAAATAATGTCATTAGTATCGCAGGGCAAACCAGCACGTAAAAAATCTGTGTGGGGTCATAACAATGGTACAAGTACAGAGGATGTCTATACTTGCCCTGCGAATTGTGTAGCAGAGTTAACGTATCTTATTGTCAATAACTCTGGCGGTAGTACCAATACTGTTTCAGTAAAGTGGTACGATGCGTCTGCATCTTATGCTTCTGGTTTTGTTGAGGGTAAGAGTTTAAACGCTGGTACGTTTATTGAATTTCCTCACATTGAACTTGTATTACAACCTGGTGACAGGATTCAAGTTACACCTGATACTGCTGCACATATAGACACTATCCTAACTGTAACTGAAACTTTTGTCCCAGTAGGGTAATAACAGGGTTGCAATATTAGCAGTAGTATGATATAACTATATGTGTAAAACTAATCTCCGTGGGTAATAACACCCAGTAAACGGAGATACACATGTTTAAAAAACTTATTAAAGCTATTCAAGAAAACCAAAAAAGACGTGCAGATTACTTTCTATTAACTAAGTTATCTGATCGTGAACTTAGAGATCTAGGTATTGGTAGATCAGAGATAAGAGAATTAATCTATGGCGAAACAGCTAACAGAAAAACAACAAGCATTTCTTGATGCTTTGTTTAATGAAGCCGAGGGTAACCCTGTAGAAGCTTTAAAGCTTGCAGGGTATTCCCAAGGTGAATCTACAACACGGGTTATGGCACCTCTTAAGGAAGAGATTGCCGAACGTACCCGTGACTTTATAGCAAATCGTGGACCACAAGCGGTGTGGTCTATGATGCAAGTAATGAGATCCCCAACTGACTTGGGTAACAAAGAGAAGATGGCAGCAGCAAAAGAGTTTCTTGATAGAGCTGGCTTCGTTAAGACAGAAAAAGTTGAAGTAAAAGCTGAGAACCCTTTGTTTATTTTGCCTCCAAAAACAGATGAAGACTAAAAGCTGGAAATTACCTAGACCTTTAAAGAAAAAGAAAACCTATGAGTTTGTGCCTGTAGTAAGAATTGGTAGAACTGTGCCATTTGGCTATAGACAAGACCCTGATGATTGTGATATACTGTTACCAATTCCAGAAGAGCTAGAACTATTTGAAGAAGCTAAAGAGCATCTTAAGAAATATAGTTACAGAGAAGTAGCTGCTTGGCTAACTCAAGCCTCTGGTAGATCAATCTCACATGTAGGTTTATACAAGAGGGTTAAGCTTGAGCAAAAACGTAAGGACGCAGCTTCAATCTACCGTTTCTGGGCTAAAAAATACGAGGAAGCAGCCGAGAAAGCGAAGAAGCTCGAAGAAAACAGAATCGGTGCAAGAAGAGATATTGTTGAAGGAGACGACTCCAGCAACACCGAAACCAGAACCGATTGATGTAGAAGAAGCTCAACGGGAGATTATCTTCCAACCTAACGCAGGCCCACAAACAGCATTCCTTTCAGCTACAGAGCAAGAAGTTCTTTACGGTGGTGCAGCTGGTGGTGGTAAATCCTACGCAATGGTTGCTGACCCAGTACGTTATTTAAACAATCCACAAGCAAGAATGCTTCTTGTTCGTAGATCTACAGAAGAACTAAGAGAACTTATCTCAGTATCTAAACAACTTTATCCACGGGCAATTCCTGGAATTAAGTTTATGGAACGAGATAAAACTTGGGTAGCCCCTAGTGGAGCTACACTCTGGATGTCTTATTTGGATCGTGATGATGACGTTATGCGATACCAAGGTCAGGCATTTAACTGGATTGGTTTTGACGAATTAACGCAATGGCCTACACCCTATCCTTGGAACTATATGAGGTCACGTCTTCGTTCAACCAAAGCTAGTGGGCTACCCTTGTATATGAGGGCGACTACTAACCCTGGGGGTCCAGGCCATGCTTGGACAAAGAAAACTTTTATTGATCCTCAAACTCCTAACAAATCTTTCTGGGCAACTGATCCTGAAACTGGTGAAGTAATTTGTTGGCCTAAAGGACACAGCAGAGAAGGTGAACCTCTCTTTAAAAGGAAGTTTATCCCTGCAACTCTTTTCGATAATCCATACCTCTCTGACGATGGTATGTATGAAGCCAACCTTTTATCTTTACCTGAGCACCAACGCAGACAACTTCTTGAGGGTGATTGGGACATCAATGAAGGAGCTGCCTTCCCTGAGTTTAACCGTAACATTCATGTGGTAGAACCTTACGAGATCCCACACAGCTGGCCAAGATTTAGAGCTGCTGACTATGGTTATGGATCTTATACTGGTGTCGTATGGATTGCAGTAGCACCTGATGAACAACTAATAGTTTATCGTGAGTTATATGTAAGTAAAGTTCTAGCAACAGATCTAGCTGATATGATCTTAGATATTGAAGCTGATGAAAAGATTCGTTACGGTGTACTCGATAGTTCTTTATGGCACAAACGTGGTGATACAGGCCCAAGTCTAGCAGAACAAATGATCGTTCGGGGATGTAGATGGAGACCAGCAGATAGATCTAAAGGTTCTCGTGTCGCAGGTAAAAACGAAATACACAGACGCTTGCAAGTAGATGAGTTTACAGAACAACCTAGAATGGTAATCTTTAATACCTGTAAGCATCTTATTGCACAGCTACCATCTATACCTTTGGATAAAAATAATCCAGAAGATGTAGATACAAATGCAGAAGATCACTTATATGATGCGCTTAGATATGGCGTTATGACAAGACCAAGAAGTAGTTTGTTTGATTACAGTCCAACCTCTAACGCAGGTTTCCAAGCAAGCGATCCAACTTTCGGATATTAAGGAACGAATATGGAAGAAGATGAAATCTTTGAAGATGATGTAGCTATGGACTCTATGGAGAGTCAAGCTATTGAAGATGTGGATAAGGATACATATTCAGACCCACTTGCTGGAACTATTGTTGGCCTAGTTCAAGAACGTTACTCAAAAGCATCTACTGCCCGTGAACTAGAAGAACAACGTTGGGTAAGAGCTTATCGTAACTATCGTGGACTGTACGGTCCAGATATACAGTTTACTTCTACAGAAAAGTCTCGTGTATTTGTTAAGGTAACTAAGACTAAAGTGCTTGCAGCATATGGACAAATTGTTGACGTACTCTTTGGTAACAACAAGTTCCCTATCACTATTGACCCTACAACTCTACCAGAAGGTGTAGCTGAGTCAGTATACTTTGAGTCTAATGACAACATGACTAAAGCTAAGGATCAGTTTGGTCCTGAAGCTATGAAGCTACGTCCAGGTGAAACTGTAGTAGATCTTCGTGAACGTCTTGCTGGTATGCAGAATAAACTTGAGCCAGTTCTTGGTAAATTAAAAGAAGGTGAAGGTAAGACTGCAACAGAGATTACTATTCACCCTGCAATGATCTCTGCAAAGAAGATGGAAAAGAAAATCCATGATCAACTAGAAGAGTCAGGTGCAAATAAACAACTGCGTGTTGCTGCATTTGAATGTGCTTTGTTTGGTACAGGGATTATGAAAGGTCCATTTGCAGTAGACAAAGAATACCCTAATTGGTCTGAAGATGGTGAGTACTCCCCAACATATAAGACTGTGCCGCAAACATCCTCAGTGTCTATCTGGAACTTTTACCCAGATCCTGACGCAGCTAATATGGATGAAGCAGAGTATGTTGTAGAACGTCATAAGATGTCTCGTTCACAATTACGTGGATTAAAAAGACGTCCGTTCTTCCGCAGTAATGCTATCGATCTTGCAATCACTATGGGTGAATCCTACACTAAAGAATGGTGGGAGCAAGTAATGGAAGATGACTCGCAAGAGTCTCGTTCAGAACGCTTTGAAGTTTTAGAGTTTTGGGGTAATGTAGATACCGAAGTACTTAAAGGTCATGACATCGATATCCCAGATGAACTTAAAGATATGGATCAAGTATCTGTAAATATCTGGGTATGTAATGGCCAAGTACTACGTTTGGTTATGAACCCATTTACACCATCACTAATTCCATACTATGCAGTCCCTTACGAAGTAAACCCATACAACATGTTTGGCGTTGGTCTTGCAGAAAACATGGACGATACTCAAACTTTGATGAACGGTTTCATGCGGATGGCAGTGGATAATGCTGCACTGTCAGGTAACATGCTTATTGAAGTGGATGAAACTAACCTAGTTCCTGGGCAGGATCTATCAGTATATCCTGGCAAAGTATTCCGTCGTCAAGGCGGTGCCCCTGGTCAAGCTATTTATGGAACTAAGTTTCCAAACGTCTCTAATGAAAACATGCAGATGTTTGATAAAGCAAGAGTACTAGCTGATGAGTCTACTGGTTTTCCTTCTTTTGCTCACGGACAAACTGGGGTACAAGGAGTCGGTCGTACTGCTTCTGGCATATCTATGCTTATGTCTGCTGCTAACGGTAGTATCCGTAACGTTATTAAGAATGTAGATGACTATTTACTTGGACCTATTGCAAAAGCATTCTTTCACTTTAACATGCAGTTTGACTATGATCCTGAGATCAAAGGTGATCTGGATGTAAAAGCTCGTGGTACAGAAAGCTTAATGGCTAATGAAGTACGTAGCCAACGACTGATGCAATTCTTACAAGTTGTACAGAATCCAGTACTAGCTCCATTTGCTAAGATGGATTACATTATTCGTGAGATTGCTAAGTCTATGGACCTAGATCCTGACAAGCTAGTAAACTCCATGGCTGATGCTGCAGTACAAGCAGAGATTCTAAAGAAGTTCCAAGAAGCTAATCCACAACCACCAGCACCACAAGTTGGACCTGATGGACAGCCAATAGCCCCACAGGGCCAAGGAGCAGCCCCAGGAGTAGGGGATACTGCTGGAGGCGGGGGTGGTAACATCGGAATCGGTACAGCCCCTCAGCCAGGAGAACAGGGCTTCTCAGCTAATACAGGTGCTGCATGAGTTTAAAACTAGTCGTCAATAACAAAGACTCTTGGGATGCAATGCTGATAGAGATCAGCGAACGTATTGCATTTGCGCATCGACAACTAGAACAACGAAATGAACCTGAAGAACTTTATCGTATTCAGGGTGAGATTCGTGCACTGAGATCACTATCTATGTTACGGGAAAAAGTTAATGGTTGAATCTTCTCAACAGCTAGAACGTGCAGCTGGCGACATGATGAATAAACGTAAAGGTTATGCCCAAGGTGGTGTAGCAGATCAAATGAACTCTATGTTACCTGCAGCAGATAATGATACTCGTTCTACTGAAGAGTATATTGCAGATACTAAACCTATGGACATAACCAGTGTTCCATTCTTTCAAAGACCTATGGATGCTAGTCCAAATGATAAACCTACAGGACGTTACGATGAAACTGGTGCTGTTGAATATAGAACTGCTTTAGGTAATACTTACTTTGTAAGACGTGCGGAAGATCAAAGAACTACTAGAGATAAGATTATACAAGATGTAGTGCCTGTAATAAAAGAATACTTGGCAGACCCTAAAGCACCTACAGCAGATCAAGCTATTGCTGCTGCAAAAGCTATTGCAGGAGATACTTGGGAAACAATTAGTATTCCTGGTGACTTACTTACTGGTAAAAAAGACGCAGCTGATGTAACTATGGGTGATGTTTTTGGCACTACAGTTAAAACTGGTGCAGCTTCTTTAGCATTCAAAGTTCCTGGTGGAGATGAAACACTACGTATTTTTGGTGGTCCAGGGGCTAAATCCTACAGTAATGCAGACTTACTTAGAGCTGAAAGATTGCGTGAAGCAGGTGCAAGTCCTGTTCAAATTGAAACAGAAACTGGTAGGGTTAGAACAGGTACACCTAAAGACTATTTAAATAATAAGGGAAAAACACTGGCAGATATTAGTCCAGAGTATAAGAACTTAGTGTATATTAGAGATCACATTGAGGCTTTAATTAAACAAATTAATACTGAAAATTCATCTTCAGCTGCATCAGAGATAAATAGATATAAAGGAGAGCTTGCTCAAATTAATGAAAAGATAGCAAAATTTGAAAAAGCAAATCCAGCAGATGAATCAGGTATTGTTGTAAAGCCACAAAATCCTTTTAAGTTTGAGATAGACGATAGTAATATTAAAATTAAAGCTAATGATGGCTCTCAGACTTTATCAGAAGCTACTAAACACTACCCTATAATTCTTAGAAATATAATTCCAGATCATAAAGAACTTTTTGACGAGTACCCAGGTCTAGAAAATGTAGAGTTTTATGTAAGCGATGCTGCAACTTATGCACACTTTGATCCTTCAGTAGGTAGAAATGGTGCTATTGTAGTAAACCCATCGTTAAAAAATGAATTAATAGATCCTAATAATGAAAGATTTAGGGATACATTTTTTCATGAAATACAACATGCAGCGCAATTTCAAGATTTTAAATTAACAGGTTTAGAGCAACTAGCTGGTAGTCCTACTGATTATGCTCAAATCATCGTTAGGTATCCCAATTCTAAGGTACATGGTCCTTTATCAGAAAACAAAAAACTTGTGCAACTAAAGGATGAATTGTTAAGTATAGTTGAAAAACAAAAAGGTACAGGAGCATTAGATCAAACTAATGCTGGCCCTGTTTACCCTGGTCAAACACCAGACCCAAGTAAAGTATTTGGTGATGTTAAAGTGGCTAAACAAGTAGCTCGTAAAATGAGAGAGCTAGAAGCTGAGTTATTTAAAACTTATATGTCAACAGCTTCAGAAGTAGAGGCTAGGGTTGCAGGATTACGTGCACAAAAGTTAGGTAAGCCTTCAAGCAATAAGATAGTATCAGAGATAGGTGAGCAAAATCGTATAGAAACGATAGAAGAATACTCAAAAGGTAAAGCTGAAAGTACTTTAAACAAAAAGAAAGCACAGGCTATCTTAAAACTTAAACCTATGACTGATGAAGAAATTATGAGGTATGCTCAGGGTGGTATTAACTTTGCTAGGTATGCTGAAGGTATAGATGAAAAACTTCTTAATTTTAATGCCTTTGGTCCAATGAAAGCAAAATATGCCGAAGGTGGCCTTGCAGATCAAACAGATAGAATGTTTGGTCGTTATAATGCAGCACCAATCCAACCTCAAAAAGGTATGGGCTGGGGTGAACTTATCGTTGACAACATTCTTGGTTTAGATAATGAGTATGAATCTTTTGGTGAGAAGCTCGGTAAAACTGTTAATGAAGATGAAGTAAAGTTTCTTAAAGACACAGCTGTTGGTGCTTATGAGGGTGCCAAAGAGTTTGTAACTTCTCCTATTGAAACTACAAAACAAGTTGCACTTGATATTAGAGACAGTGTATACAGACTTGGTGCAGAAGATTTAAACACTAGACTTCAACGTATGTATGGTTTATCATACGACCAAGCTACAGATGACCAAGTAAACCAAGCTAGAGAAGCCGTTATTGGTGATGCACTTACTGCACTGGAACTTATTCCTGCAGCTAAGGGTGCTACTACTATAGCTAAAGCTGGTATTAATGCAATCCCTAGTGGAATTAAAGCTGACGTTGTAGGTCAAACTAAAGCTATGCTTTCTGGTGACACAGAGTTCTTACGTGGTACTCCTACAGAAAGAGCAACAACTCAGTCTTTAAGTGCAGGGTTTACTGGACAGAACCCTCCCACTTACATAAAACGTACTATGTCTCTTGAAGACCAAAGAAAAGCTAACCAAGGTATAGATGTAGAAACTGGAGAACCTTTTAATAAAGGGCCAATACTCCGTAATACTCCAGAAGATACTAAAGTTTTATTATTCAGAGAACCTATTGCAGAGTTTGCAAGAACAGTAGACATCCCTAAAAAAGGTCTACTAGGTTCACAATTTTTAAACTTAATTAAAAAGAATGAATCTATTCCAGAATCATCTTTGCAAGAAGGTATTATAGATCCCAGTAAAAGATATTCTAGAGAAGAACTTTTAAGTGAGCTTGGTGAGGGTTTTCTGAATGAAGAAACTTTTTCATCCCGTGCTTCACTTGATGACAATCCACTTTATACTAAATACGAGGATTTCCAGCGTCAAGTAAAGGATGCTGGTTTTAGTGATGTAGGTAAAGAGTTAAACTATTTTGAGATACCTATTCTAAGTTCTACTGGAGGTAAAGGTAAACCTTTTCAAGCAACGTCACAACATTTTAATGAAGATACTATAGCTCACATTAGAGGTTCTATTGTTCAGCCTAAGTCTGGGGGTGAAGTCCCCGCAGAATATTATAACCTAATTGGCAACAAACCTTTTATGTTGGTTGAGGAACTTCAATCTGACTTGTTGACCAAAGGTTATGTAAAACCTTTTAATGTAGAAGATAGAGCTTTTAATAAAGCTGCAGATCAATGGACAGGTCGTAACCTAGTTTCTTTTAATGAAATCTTTGGGGATATAACAAAAGAAATTAAATCTGTTATAAAAGACTTAGAAAAAAATAATATTAAAAACCCCATAGTACCACGTAGTTATGGTGAAATTGGTGAGATACGGGGAGACTTAGGGGTAGCTTCAGGGAGAAGGGGTTATGTTGTAGCCCAAGACTTTGAAGATTATTTAACAAAACTTAGCGATTATGCAAGTAGTTTTGATACAGTAGAGTTTCAAGCTAAAGACTTTATGGAATATCAAACTCGTATGGGACGACCTATCTTTGATATACTTACTGGCAAAGAGGTAAATTTTGAAGAATTTTTAAACAATTTTAGAAATAAATATAAAACCGTTGGGGAACGTTTAGTAGAATATAAAGAAGCTATTACAAAAAAATTAAAAGAAAAAGGTATAGATAAAGAGGTAGAACCTACCGACTTTCAAATTCTTTATGAGAACTACTTAGACGCTAAATCTAAAATAGATGAAAATGTCTCTAAAGTTGGTTTACCTCCAATTACTAAAAATAAACAAGCTGTAGAAGAAGCTCTTAAAGTTGCTATAGCTAAGGCAGCTAAAGAAGGTGTTGATAAAATTGTTATTCCACCTGCAGAAAGAATCGCAGCAGCTAGGGATAGAAATCTTTCTTATGATAAAGGTGACAGATTTTATAGAACTTATGTAACAGATCTTAATAAAGCCTTAGACGATCTACAAAAAAATTATCCAGTTACTGTGCATCATTTTGTAGAGTTACCTTATAGAGAAGGTAAGACATTAAAAACTAATGATCTAAATGTAAATAATATTGATCTAGATACATTACAGACTGCTTTAGAGAGTTGGGCAATCGATGAACCTTTAACAGAAGCTCAACGTTGGCATTTTGATAATTTTTTATTTAATAACGACTTGACTGAAGCTGACGACCTTATTGCAATTTTTGAAGATTGGCATCTTGATATGGCTGAACAGATTCAAAACGAGAGGTTAGTAGATAAAAGCCAACTATCTTCTGAAGGTACTATCGTAGATATTTCTAAATTAATAGATGAGTATCAAGTAGAAAAACCTAGACAATTTGCCGAAGGAGGCGCAGTAGGTAATATGAGCAGACAAATGGAACTATTCGCCTATGGTGGATTAAACGACGACGGTATGGACAGAGATCCAGTATCTGGTAATGAAGTACCTGCAGGTTCTATGGCAAGTGAAGTTAGGGATGATATTCCAGCTCAACTATCTGAGGGTGAGTATGTCGTACCTGCAGATGTTGTCAGATACTACGGTGTAAAGTTTTTTGAAGATCTTCGTCAAGAAGCAAAAATGGGCTTGACAGATATGGAAGCCAATGGTAGAATTGGTGGTGAACCTATTATGCAAGACAACGGAAGTATTACTCAAGAAGATCTTGCTGCTCTAGATCAAATGCTTTCTACAGGTGCATACAATGGTGGGCTTATGGATAAGCTAGCTACTGTTGCTAAGACTGATCCAATGATTAACCAAAGACTTAATCGAGGTGGTGTTGTAGTAGGTTTTGCTGGAGGTGGTGCTGTTCAATCACCTTATAATGATCCAACTGCTATTGACCAAGTAATCAATAAAGTTATGGCTGCAGCTCAAGCTAATCCGCAAATTATGGATGAGCTAGCTAAACGTGGTATTCAAGTAAGTCGTACACAACCTCAAATGCAACCAGAACAAATGGATCGAGCCAATCCACCTGAAGAAGCAAGAAGAACTTTTGCTTTAGGTGGTCTTAACACAAGTATGACTGAAGATCAACAATACAGTTATATTACTTCACCAACCTCTATCAATGCAAATGTTTATCAAGTTCCAGGTGCAAGTTATACTTATGCTAATGGTACAGCTCCTGCACCAGTTGAAGGTCCAAGCAAAGAGTTCTGTGAAGCTAAAGGTATGATGTATGATGCAGTTACACAAACCTGTGTACCTAAACCAGCAGCAACTACTCCACAACAAGATACTGGAGATGACCGTTGGGATAACACTCCAGCTTCAGCACAACCATCTACCCCTTGGTTTGATGGAGTAAACTGGGCAGACCCTACAGCTATTGCAGAGTTTGGTATGAGTTCTTTATCCCCAATGGACAAATGGGCTTCTAAAGGTATGCAAGCTGCAGGTCTTATGATAGGTGGACCATTAGGTTTGGTAGCAGCAGCTGCACCTAAAGTAGATGCTCTTATGGATCTATCATCAGCTCGTGCAGCATATTTAGTTGCCTCTGCTAAAGGTGATACAGAAACAGCAACTAAACTTAAAGCAGAAATTGATGCTTATGAAAAGAATGCTGGATTTTTAGTTAATAAGTTTGGTGATAAAGAATACTTGGCAGACCCTAAAGCACCTCTAGTTGCAAGTGGTACTGGCAAATTTAACTCCTTTACTAAATCTCTTGGATTAGATCCAGATCAATTTGATCCAGATACTATTGATAAGTGGACTGACGAACAACGTACTACTTATAATAACGCTATCAATCAGAAATACAGCAGACCAGCAGAGCAACCTAAGCCAGTGCAAACTGAACCATCACCAGGTGGTAGAAACGTAGGAGATTATACCCCAACAAGAACTAGTTCAGATGGTTCTGCAAGGGGTACAGGTCAAGCTGGCGGATATACAACTACTACAGGTACTGGTGGAACACAGACAAGAACACCTGTTGCAGGTGATACAGCTTCTAGGGGTGGTGGGTTTACTGATACAAGACCTGACGATCCTCGTGGAGAGGGTCGATATGGTCAGCAATCTACCTCTTCCTCTTCAACTTCGGGTTTAAGTCAAGCTCAAATTCAAGCAAATCGTAACGAAGGTGCTTCGTTAGGTTATGCTAAAGGCGGCTTAATGAGAAGACGTAAATACTAAAATACCCCCCATATAATAATAAGGCTACCCAGCAATAATGCTGGCCCCAACATAAGGAAAATAATATGCCTGAATTAGCACAAGTAGAGAAACCTAAAGTAGCAGGATTCGTAGATCGTGGATCTAACTATGCCCGTAAACGCAAACGGTTAGAGGACGAAGAGAAAGAGATTGCTAGGCTAGAAGCGGAGGCCAGAGGTGAAACCCTTGAAGAAGAATCCGATGGCGAAGGATCTGAG